TACAAGAGCAATCTTGTCCTGGGCAACCTTGTCTCTAAGATGAACCACAATGGTAAGAAGGGTGACGTGATTCATATCCCGGCACCGTACCGTGGTTCGGCCTACAGCAAGGCTTCCGAAACTGCGGTAACTGTCCAGTCGTTCACTGAAACTGAAGTGACCGTGACAATCAACCGTCACTTTGAGTATTCTCGTCTTATCGAGGACATTGCTGCTCGTCAGGCTCTTGGCTCTGCTCGCACGTTCTATACGGACGACGCAGGCTTTGCTCTGGCTAGCCGCATTGATCGTGACCTCTTTGGTCAGGCGCATTACCTAAATGCCGGTAATACTACTCCGTCCAACTCCAACCTGTTTGAAACAGCGGTGATTGGTTCGGATGGTAGCACCACATTCTCTGGTGCCGGTACTGGTAACGGCGCTGCTCTGACTGACGTTGGTCTTCGTACCATGATCAAGACTCTTGATGACAATGACGTTCCGATGTCGGAGCGTTTCATGGTCATTCCTCCGGTTGAGAAGAAGAGCCTGATGGGTATCGCCCGTTTTACGGAACAGGCGTTTGTTGGTGAGACTGGCATGGGTAATACCATCCGTAACGGTCTTATCGGGGATCTGTATGGCGTGAACATTTATGTTTCTACCAACTGCCCTTGGATTCACTTGGAATCGACAACTACCAACACTCAGGTCATGAACTTCAGTGGTACGACTCTTTCAACTTCGGGTCAGACAGGCGACACGGCTCTGCCGGTTGCTGCCGTTGACTTCAGTTCGAAGACTGACACCAAGTACCGTGTTGGTGTGCTTATGCACCGCTCGGCTCTGGTGTTTGTTGAGCAGATGGGTGTCCGTATGCAGACTCAGTACAAGCAGGAATATCTTGCTGATCTGATGACTGCTGACACTATCTACGGTGTTGGTCGTCTCCGTGACGGTAACGTTGCCAACAGTTCGACTGCTGGCCTTGCCTTCGTGGTGGCTAGCTAATCTAAACTAGCACTGGGGGAGGCTCCAAACCTCCCCCTTTTAAATTCTTTATTAGGAGAGAAATGAATGGCTAACACACTAGGTACGGTAACTGTCGCGCAGCGTGGTCGCCAGCAGTATCAAGCTCTTTGGTCGGATTATTGGCAAGTTTCAGTTCCTGTGTCTGACCAAGACGCAGTAGCAGATGACGTGTCCGTTTCACTTACTTGTACTGTTCCAGGCGTCGCTCTGGGTGACGTTGTTCTTGCAATCGGTATCAATAAGAACCTTGCAGACGCAAACGCCAGTGTCTCCGTTGACGCTTGGGTATCCGCAGCTAATACGCTAAGTATTAAATGGACTAACGTAGACGAAACTACGGATGCCTATGATGCTGATACCTTGACTGGCGGTGTTTTCAAAATCCTTATTGGGCGTCCTGCTTGGTAATATAAAATGACTAGTAAGCTAATTCGAATCCTTGATGAAGACAAATTCGGATATATAAGAGAGACATGCAGATTTTACTCAATTGAATTTGAAGAGGTAGAAGAGAATGGCGTCAACACCGATGACCTACCTTGCAACGGTGAACAAGATCCTGACCCGAATGAGAGAAAACCGGGTAGGCTCTCTCTCCGGGGCAAGTGAATATGTTCAACTAGTACAGCTACTAGTTAAAGAGGCTGTTGATGAAGTAGAGACTGCATGGTCTTGGAATAGTCTCAATACTACTGTTCCCCTAACTCTTGTAGGAGGTACGCATACGTACAGTCTATCGGATTTAGGGGATTCTTTTATAATCAACTCTGTTTGGAATGATACAAAAAACTATCCAATTAACTTTCCTGTCACCAGTGATTATATTAATAATCAATTTGGTTCCACCACTAGTAATGCTCCTTCCGCTTGCGGTATCTATGGTGTAGACACTAACGGAGATCCGCAACTTAGGTTTTATCCTACTCCGACAGATGCAGATAGTGTAACTGTATACGTAAAAAGGAATAGTATCTATACAGGAGCAGACAGTGATGAAATCCTCTGTCCTTGGGAACCTGTCTATCTTTGTACGCTTTGGAAAGCTATCTCTGAAAGAGGCGAAGACGGCGGTCTTTCGGTAGAGGAAGCATACATGAATTACCAAAATATTCTAGGTACTTACATTGCTCGGGATGCTGCCCTTGGGCATACTAACATTACATGGTTTGCTGATTAATGCCCGCACCACTTATCCCTGTCACATTTCAGAATCCCGGTAGTAAGGGACTCAATACTGTTGACAGTAGTAATCTATTAGACCCTTCATGGGCTACAGAACTGAACAATGCAGTTTTTGACAATGCAGGTAGAATTGCAGCAAGAAAAGGTTGGATTAAATTAACTACGTCTGGTACTCCCGGCGCTCATAACATCGAACAGATGCACTGTTTTGAAGACGGTACGAATACTGTCTTAATTTCCACTAGTAATAATAAACTGTATTCGGGTACTACTACTCTTACGGATAAGACTGGTGCCCTGACACCAACAGGAAATAGATGGCAGTTTGTCAATTGGAATGACGGCACTAACGCTAAAGTCTTAGCTTGGCAGACAGGGCACAGTCCCATTTATACCACTGTAACTGCCGGCCCCACCATTGCTGACTTTCAGGCTATAACGGCTTCAACAGGATCTGTCCCTACAGGGGACTGCTGCATGGTAGCGTGGGGTAGAGTTTGGGCTTCCCAAAGCGACAATCTTACAATCAAGTACAGTGGTCTTTTGAATGAAACTCAGTGGGCTAGTGGTGGTGCAGGGTCACTCGATACTCGTTATTATTGGCCTGGAAATGGCGATTTTATCGTAGCTCTTGCCATGTATCAGGACTACCTTGTGGTCTTTGGACGACGTAATATTCTTCTTTATGGGGGTACTCTTAGCCCTTCCAGTGCTCTTACTCTAGTTGACAAGATTGAAGGTGTCGGATGCGTAGCCCGAGATAGCGTACAGGGATTGGGTAACGATCTTATCTTTTTGTCAGAGACAGGTCTTCGTAGTTTGTCCAGAACACTGACTACTGACAGATCTACTGGATCTAAGATTCCTGTACAGGAGATAGGTGCTCAGGCACGAGACGAGATAGTAGGTTATATCTCTGGAAACGAGAATCTTATCCGTAGTTGTTATAATACTGAACAGGGGTTTTATTTACTAGTAATTCCTGAAAGTTCAGATCACGTATGCTTTGTCGTGGACCTAAAAGGTCTGAAGACACAGAATATTCTGGGTTCCAATACTTTTGATTTAGACAATGCTCGTATTTCGAAGTGGAAAGGTTGGGATGCTTTCTCCGTAGCCTATGGTCGCAATCAAGTAATGTATGGTGGATTCAAGAATACTGCCGACAGTGACAATAGAGTAGTAGCTTACTATGGTGGCTACCTCGATAATGCTTCTACCTATACTTTCTCTTGGTTGAGTCCTTGGATTGACTTAGGTGCTGCTGACGGAAGTGTATCTGGCTCCTTTATTAAGATACCAAAAGAGGCAGTAATACATACTATTGGTGGATTAGGACAAGCCTACACTGTCACATGGGGTTTTGATTTTAGTGCTATCTATAACAACTATAATGTCTCTCTCCCCTCGTCAGGACACTTCTCATCTCAATTTGGTATAGATGGAGCAAGTGAATATGGAATATCTGAATGGGGATATTCTACGTCACTGACTCTTCAAAAGAGTAAGGCTCATATGCTGTCTTCTGGACAGGTCATGCAGATTGGTCTTTCTATGCCCATTAATTCTACTGCTTTTGCTCTTCAACGTATTGATGTATACCTTAAGAAAGGTAGGGCTGCGAGGTAATAATGAGTAATTACACACAATCTACAGATTTTAGTCAGAAAGATGGTTTGGCATCCGGTGATCCTGCAAAGCTAATTCTTGGGGCTGATTTTGACACGGAGTTTGGTCTTATCTCTACTGCTATCGCCAGTAAACTAGATACCCCTTCTACTGAATCTGCCAAAGCTGCGATTGCTCTTCCGGGAGCAGTAGGATTTAGTGCAAGTCCTTCTGGTGATCAAGGAAGCGTTACTACAGGTACAGGTATTAAAGTTCTCTTTGCTACAGAATCATATGACTACGGTTCAGACTTTGCTTCCAGTACGTTCACTGCTCCTGCTAGTGGCACTTATTTATTTACTACAACTGTACAAACTCTAACGTCTATTACGGACGGCCTTACGTGCCAATTGTGGTTTGTAAAGAACGGTTCGACTGTTATGTCAGGGTGTAGAGAAACTACTGGTGTAGCAAGTCTCGTTATGTTGAATCTTTCTTGGGTGGGTGCACTATCTTCTAGTGATACTGTAGAAGTTTATTTCAGACACAATCTTGGATCTGATGTAACTCTTGACGCAGTATCGACTTTCGCAACGATGCACTTCAGTGGGTGTAGATTGTCGTAATGGCACAAGTCCCTACAGTTAATGCTAAGAATATACAGTTCGACCAGCCCGGTGCTGGTGTAACTGGTTACGGTATTAATGCTCAGAATCTCTATCCAAAGCTAACTAAGCTCTACGGAGCTAGAACAGATAAGGCAGGTGGTTCCAAAGCAATTTGGGATGCCATGGTAAATAATACTAATAAATCTTTAGCAAGATCTAAGAGTCCTATCGCCCTTGAGTTTCAGAATTTTCTTAATACTGGCAAGATGCCGACAAACCCTACTCCGCAGTTTCAACGGTTTGCGGCAGAGAGTCTTGACTATGGTTTGAGAGAGACAGGGCGTGCGCAGCAACATAAGAATACTTTTTGGGATTCTGCTTTTGGCAAGATTCTAGGCCCTGCTCTGACTGTAGGTGCGGGATTTATTCCTGGAGGACAGGTACTCGCTCCAGCGGTAGGAGCTACTTTTGGTGGACTTAAAGGAGGTTTGCCCGGAGCAGTCCTAGGGGGACTATCAGGATATGGTGCAGGTCAGTTTGCAAATACTATTGGAAACGCAGCTACCGCCACAGGTGGTTGGGGATCGGCTTTTAGCCATCCTGGAGCATTCTTTCATAACATAGGTACAGAATTAGGAGCTTTGACAAGCTTGGGTAGTTCGGGAGGCAATATGGGTGCATTTGGTGATTTTCTAGGGAATTTTAATTATGGCGGTGGAAATCTCCTTGGGGATCTAGTAAAAGGTGGTCTGAGTTATTGGGGCCAGCAATCAGCCTCTAATCAATTGAATGACGCCGCTAATCGCGCCTTCTCTAACAGCCAGTTCCAGCCTTATAATATTAATACTCCCGGAGGTTCAGCCTCCTTTATGGGTAATAACGCTACTGCAAGCCTAAGCCCTGCTGCACAGGCTCTGCTGAAAGATTATAACGGAGTTATGGGACAGGATCTAACTGCCTTTAACAAATTCAATCCTAATAATTATTCTCAGAATATGTACAAAACACTGAGTAATCTTAGGGCACCTGGAGTAACACAGGCTAATAATGATCTTCTGTCTAATGTCTATAATCGTGGACAATGGGGTGGGACCGTAGGGGCCGGTGATATTTACTCTGCTGACATGGCTAATAACCTTCAGGATCAAGCTTTGAGACTTCAGAGTCAACAGGCAGGAGCACAGGAATCAGATAGGTTGTTTAATCAGTACATGAAATCTGCTGCTGCATACCATAGT